TCAGCGTATTTCTACTACCAAGCCTGGGTACCACCCCTGGACAGTCAAGTTCGACTCTTTTGGTAGGAGCCTCTTCCTTGCACTATAAACAAAAATTAATTACTTTTTTGTTGCTTATGTACTTAATATAACAGACTTTATATATAAAGTCAACCTCTTTTTTACCAAAATATTAAATTTTTTGTAATCTAGGGTCTGTACTAAGTATGTTCTTTTCAGCTCTTGGTCTAGATAGACGATTTTCAGCCATTTTGCGTACTATTGCTTTATGTGCTAGTTCCGTTTTTCTCTTTTTGCGAGCTATTTCGAAGTCTTTATGATTCATGACACTCTCCTCGTTAAAGTTAAGTGCGTTCCTTCGCTAATGCTACTTCCGGGCTAATTGCCTGAACGTTGTATTATTATTTAGTATCTAGTACTTGAATAAATTCGTTTTCTCTGTCCAAATATTTAAAGTCAATCTTTACTGGATCAAACTTATCTAACGCATCAAATACTATTCGTGTGTCTAACTCTCCACAAGTATAGACGTCTAATTGTATTAGTTTTGGAGATTGTTCGTCCCATATGTGTATTGCTACATGTGATGTTTCAATGATGGTAACGCAAGTAAATCCTTTGTTACCTTTCATATCACAATACTTAACATAAGGTCCCATCATAATCTTCATACCAATGTCTCTAATTAAATTAGAGGCCCAATCAGTAATAGTTTGTTCGCATATTGGAGGATTACTTACTTCTGCTCGTACTATTAAATGTTTATGTTTCATAACTTATAGTTTATATTAAGTTATACCTTATTTGAAACAAAATGTCAACCAGAAAATTTAGTCAAAAAAATAGGCGCCGTAGCGCCTATTTTGTATTTTGTAACTTAAGACTTAGCTAAAGCTAACGTTAGCAATGCTAACACGAGCTAGGTAGTCTGCTGCGTTACCTAATGAACTTGCAGTGTTGTTTAGCTCAACATATCCGTATCTAGTCATGAATGACACAACTGGTTCGAATGATGTTGGATCTAATACAACGCCACTTGACATTAGTGGGATATATGGGCAATAGAACGCTGCTGCGTCTGATTCGCTTGATCCCTTGTAACCTACAAGTACGTCTTGTGCATCAGCAGCATATGTGTTTACATATACTTTCATTGCATTGTTTAAAGTACCAACCATTTTAGTATTAGTTGGAGCTTCAAATGTGCCTTCAGTTGTTCTTGCGAACGCTGAAGTTGTTGCTGATTGAAGTACTGTTAATGCATACGGACTTACAACTGCCCAGTTACCTGCGCCTCTACGTGTACGTTGTGCAATTTTGTTACTTGCGCGGTTGATCATAACAGCTAATGCTGCATGCTCGTCACCTACGAAAGTAGCTGTTCCTGATACACCAGCTTGATCATACTGAGTATCTGCTTCAGCTGTTCCTGCTAATGTGTATAGTGAACCAAGTACTTCTTGGTCAATCTCAGCTGTAATTTCTTGAGCTAAAGCAGCCATAATTTCTGCTTCAACATCAATACCATGCTGTGATTGTGCGTCTTGTGCAGACTCAAAAGTCCAACGTGCTGATAGCTTACGTGATTTAGCTTCAACAGTCTGTTTTAAGATCTGAATAGACATTTTGTTACCAGCTTCACCTTCTAGTGCTGCTGTGTTTGCCGCTGTTCCTGCTGTCGCACCTGAGTACGCTTCAGCAATTTTGAACGGTGATAGTGCTTCTTCACCAGCTACAGTACCGCTTGCGCCTGTACCAACTGTATCCGAATAACGAACACGTAGTGTGTGAATTTGCCCTACTGGGCCAGTCATAGGCTGAACACCAACGATTTCATTAGCAATGACTGTTGGCATTACACGTCTGATGACGGGTAAAATAACTCTGTTAAGAGTTGCGACGTTACCGGCGGATGTTGCACCTGCGCCTGCAGTTTCTGACAAATACTTGCGTGTATTTTCCAGTGTAGCTGACATTACAGATTTCTTTGTGCCTGCTAGGCCTTCAAGAAGTGCGCTCTTCGTATCCAGCCAGCGACTTTCTAATAGTTCTGACATAGTTTTCTCCTTAATTTAAACCAGCTAAACGTCTAATGTCAACGACATTATCGTCTTGCTTTGAACTAACGTTAGTTTGTTTTCTATTGCCTGTGATTTCTGTGCCTTCTGTAATTACTGCCTTCTGCTTCGCTGGAGATTTACCATCAATTACTGACGGTAGGTACTTGTCAAATGCAGATTGTAGTCTGTTTGTTTGTACTGATTCCAGTAAATCTGTCATGATTTCTTGTTCTGCTCTGTTTAGTGGGCTTAACAATCCATCAATAGTTTCTTTGCGCTCAGCGATTTGTGCCATACGCTTAACTTCGTTCGCCTTAGACTCAGCTAAAACTTTTGCTTTTGTTGCAAATGCTTTTGCTTCAGCTAGTTGTTTGTCTTTAACTGCAACTACATTCATAAGTTTTGCAACTTCTGAATTTTCATTCAGATGACTTGTTGCGTACTCAGATGCAAATGCTTCAAACATTTTGCGACCGAAATCGTTCTTACGTGCTTCTTCAATATCTTCTTTTAATGCGCTAATCTCACCCTTAAGAGTGTTTTCAACGATTGTAGATACTTTATCGGCACTTTTCGCAATGAAGTTAGTCTTAACTTCAGCAAATTTATTTTTAGCTTCTTTTATAAGTTTGACCTTAGTTTCAGCTAAATCTTTTTTGTCTTCGTGGAACTCTGCAATTTCTTTAGCAAGTGCATCGACAATAAAGTTCTCAAGCATGCTGAACTTATCAGACATTGCTTTTTGATCTTCATGTAACTCAGAAACTTCTGTCTTTAGTGATTCTAAAACAAATTTTTGCATTAATTTTGCGTCTTCACGCATTTTAACAGCATATTTTGCTTTAGCTTCAGCTAGTTGTTTGCGGTCTTCTGCAAACTCAGCAATTTCTTCAGCTAAACGCTCTGAGATCATAGCATCGATAGCCTCAACCATAGTTGATTTATCATGCTCATATTTCTTAGCAAATTCTTCGCGAAGTTCAGCAGTTGCTTGCTGACGATTCTCTTTGATTTTGCTTTCCCAAGCGCCTTCGATTTCAGCACGTACTTCTTCGGAAACTACATCGTTTTCAAAAAGTGTTTTAAGTGCGTCCAACATATTATGTTCTCCTTTTATTGGAGTCTACTGATTATATTAATCAGAGATTCTTTTAAGTATTTTTGTGCCTTTGTGTCGTGTTTAGTTGCCTGTGCAAGTTCGTATGCCTTCATTCCTCCACGTGCATTCATTAAATGTTCGTAAATTGGTGTCGGATACGCACCAGGGGCGCTAGGCTGAGCCACAACGTCCACAGTGATTATTTCGAAATCAGAAACTTCGTTGCCGCCGTCTTCTGATACATTGCCGCTACCACGCGATGAAACACCTAGTTTAACACCATTTTGTATCATAGTGCTAACTAACTGCCCCATCGGAGTTGGTAGAATTTTTAATTTACCATAACCGTTTGCGCCATCCATCCAACATTCTTGGATCATATGACTCACGCGGTCTAAGTTAATGTTAAGTCCTTCTGGATGATCAACTTCTCCGAGAACTGAATATCCTCCCTGGATTTGATCATTGAGAGTTTTGACAGCCCTACCAATTTCGTTTACAGGATATACACGTTGGTTTGCATTACGCACTCCACCTTGTATACAAATACCTTTCATATAAAGATCTTTGCCCCCATTGGCGTTATCGGTAGACTCAACGACTATATTAGCCTGGTCGAATGTCAGATGCTCTCGTAAGTTTATCATTTAAAGTTCCTTAACCTTAAGAACCGATAGTTGATTTACTATCTGCTCCGCTTTCGCCTGCGCCTTTTTTCTCTGCGCCGTGGCCTTTTGGCTGTGCTTTCATGCTTTTTGATGCTTTGCCGCCTGGAACGTTAACATTACCAGCTGTTTCATCTTTTGGAGATGTTCCTGCTAGTCCGCCTTCTGTTCCGCCGTTTCCGCCGTCTGCATTCTGCGCCAAGTTTGAAGCAGTTCCGCCCATGTCATTTGCACTAGCTACAGTTGACTTAGTGTTTGCACCGTTGTCGCCCATTTTAGCTGTTACTTTTTCAACATATTCACGCATTGTTTCTGCTTCTGATTTAGATGATTCATCAGTTTCTTCGTCTGCTGCTTCATCTACTTCTTCATCTGATGCTTCGTCGACTTCTTCGTCAGTTGCTTCAAACGCTACTGATTCTTCTTCAGCTTCGTCGTCACCGTCAGCGTCCATATCCATGTCGCCTTCGTCACCAGCATCTTCGTCTTCGTCACCCATCATTTTTTCAAATTCTGCTTTAAGATCATCTAAAGCAACTTCTAGATCGTCAACACGATCTTCTACGTCACCTTCGCCACCTTCAGCATCCATATCCATATCCATGTCGCCGCCTTCTGCGTCACCGTCCATGTCCATGCCCATTTTGTCCATCATGTCATCAGCTGGATCGCCACCTTCAACTTCAAACTCATCTAAGTTAAAGTCTTCGTTAGTAGCTTCTTCTTTGTCATCATCTGATGCTT